ACTAAAATGGATTTTCTTTTGTAAAAGTACAAAAATACATAAAACTCAAATAAAATGGATAAACTTGATTTGGCAGTTTCACTACTTAAAACAGAGATGGAAAAGTTAAAAAAGGTAAATGAATTTCTCAAAAAAAAGAATTTAATTCAAAGAGAAGACCTAAGAAAAATTTTCATCGCTAACGTGGTTTTAAAAGAATTATTTGATGAAGAAACCCAAAGATTAATAATAGATGTAAACTAAAACGGAATTTATACAGAATAATCTTTTTAACTTCAATAAATAATGTCAGAATGTAATTTAATTGAATTAACACAACCAAACACACAATTTCGAATACTTGCAGAAATATTTGAAACAAATAAAAATGTAACACTATCGAAAAGAGAAATTGAAAGAATGTTTGCATTAAAGGTTATGTGGAAACGCATTCAATATCCTTACGTTGCTAATTCATTAGCTGAAATAATTAGAAATCCAGATATAGGGAATGCTCCTGGAGATCTTCAAAGAGTTTTAAGAAAATTTCATGATAAATTTGGGAGGAAAGGTTTACTTAAAGAAGGAGAAGGTTCTTCTCTTACATATAGATGGAATCCTATTCTAATTTCTCATGATGAACTAATAACATCTCGGAATCTCTTTAAAACACAAGAAGCACGAGATGCATTTATAAAATTAAAAAATAATATATGTGAACTATGTGAAAAAACATTTGAAAGAATGGCAATTGATCATTGGAGAGCATATTCTAAATATAATATTGATAATATATTAATTGCAGTTTTATTATGTGAAACTTGTAATAATATTCATCATAATCATGATGCAAGTGTATGTATAGTTAAGAAAAAACATAATCTTAAATATATAAAAAATTGGATTAGTATTGAATCAAGAATTAGAATTGATTTTCCACCAAATGAAAATGATTTAAAAACTCAAAAAGAAAATATTCAACAAATTAAAAAGTATCATAAAGATCTTGGAATTGAATATTCTCCAGATTTCTGGAAAGATTTAGATTAAATCTAGTAATTCTTTACAACTTTTTGCTAGAGCATTACCAAGATGAAATGGTATAGCATTACCAATTTGAACACATCTATCACTATGTGAACCAACAAATTTATAATCACGAGGAAATCCAGTAATTATAGCACCTTCTCTAACTGTAATACTTCTATGTTCAGATGGATGAATTTGAAAACTACTATGTCCTGGAACAAGAGTTGGTGCTGGTTTATCAAATGATAATCTATTTGATGAACCACGTGATGAATAACTTCCTTTTTTATCTGTATTTATTTGTTTAAATTTTTCAATTGTAGTTTCTTGATGTTTCATTGGAATATTATCTGGATCATTTATAGGAGAATTAATAGTTTCATAATCTAATAAATCAAATGCATCTTTTACAGTTAATAAATTTGGAATTGATTCATCTTCATTACTATTTGTAATTTCTGGCCATTTCCATTCAATAGAAATATCATTTCTAACAGCTACAATAATTAATCTTTTTCTATTTGTATATCCTCCATAATTACTACACATTAAAATTTTATCATATACTTTATAACCAAGTTCTTTATAAGTTTCAATAATATCATCAAATACACTATACATATATTTATCTAAATCTTTTTCAAGATTTTTTCTTCTTTCTTCTAATTCATATTTTTCTTTTTCAAGTTGAGTTTTATTTCCTTCACATCCTTTATTAACAGCAATAATTTTTCCTCTATTATTTTTATGTTTTATAATAACTTCATCAATTTCTTTACATAATTCTTCAATAGATTCTTCAAAATGTTTATATAATTTACTAATTGGAGCAATACCTTTTTTTGATAAAATTTTCATATTTTTCATCCCTGGTACATTTTCAATAATAGAAATCATAGGTTTTAATTTTTCAACTAATTTTAATTGTTGAATATATAAATAATTTCTTTCATCATAAGGATTTCTTACACCAGCTAATGAAAATCCTTTACATACTACACCACCAATTAAAACTGATAAATCACCTTGTTTAATATTATATTCAAAACATAAATCTTTTTTTGCAAGTTCAATAATATCTTCACAAACTATTTTTCCTTCAAGTTCTGGATTATTTAATTTTAAAGTTTCTAAACTTTCTTTCCAGAAATCATTAACAAAGATTGTTTGAAAACCACTCTTTTTAAATCCTAAATGTGAACCACCAGCACCAACAAATGTTTCAATAATTGTATGAGTTTTAACATTTGAAAGTTTTTTTAAAACTTCTTTTACTTTTTTTTCAACTAATTTTTCAAGTGTAGTATCTAGTTTACACGGTCGTCTACGTTTTAAATGAGTTTCATAATGTCCTTTCTGATTAAAGATTTTTTGACATACATGGCAACTATAATTAACCATTTAGTTATTTATAGTTAACAATACATAAATACTTTTCCATTTTTTTTATTTTTCAAATGTAAATAAATATAAAACTTGATTTAAATCAGCAAGAATAGTATCACGAATATTTAAAAGATCAGTATCATCTTTTGATAATATTTTTGGAAGTTTCATAGATAAAAATTTAATTGCTTCTTTAATAAATTTTGGTGCTTCTTTATCATCAAAATTTAAAAGTTTTATTGTTGATGTTTTACCTTTTAATAAAGGTCTACCATATTTTCCAATATAAACTTCAACAAATTGATCAATATTTGTATCTAATTTTGGTATAAGATCATTAGTAGCAATATGACGTGAATATGATAATGTTTGCCAATGATAAATTTTTATTTGATCTCTTAATAACATCATAACATTAACAATTTCAGCTGACATTTTCTTATATTTAAAGAAGATGTTTATTTTCTCTTTCCTTTTTTTGTTTTATTTTTCTTTGTTTTACGTCTTCCACCTGTTACAACAAAACTATCTATATGATCTTTAATTTTTTTATATTCTTCTGTAAAAAATTGATTATCTGCTTGTGTTCTAGACATTCTTAATGCTTGATTAAGAGTAATAAATCCTACATTTAATTCACGAAATGCTTGGCCTAATTTCTGTCTTAATTGTTCAGATGGTTGAAATGGTTCTGGATTTCTTTGTCTTTCTATACGAGGAGGTTCCTCTCTTTTTTCTTCTCTTTGTGGTGGTGTCATAAAAAAATTATCTGAATTTTGTGTTGGAGGTATATTTTCTTCTTCTCCTTCCATTTTATAAATATATAAACAATTTAGTTATTCTTTGTATATTACTATATAATGTCGGGATTTGTTTATGTATTAACAAATGAATTATTCTATGGTCATAGAAAAATTGGATTAACAACTGATCTTCAAAAACGTTTAAAATCAGCAAATTCAACAAATGAATTTATACCAGAAACATTTAGAAAACCTTATGTAATTGAATTAGCAATTAAAGTTGAAAATATGTCAGTTGTTGAACGATCTTTACATAAATATTTTGATGAATATAATGTTAATAAAACAAATGTTGGTTCTCAAGAATGGTTTTGTATTGAAAAAGAAGAAATAGAAAAAATCTTTGATTTACTTGTTGATTTAGATATTGCAACTTATGAAGAACCAGAAGAATTAAAAAGTAGTTTTCGTAAATTAAAAGAGTATCTTCCAGATAAAACAAGAATTCGTGTAATTAGTGATCCAAATTGGGAAGGTATATATTCTTTAGAACATGATATGATTTTATATAAAGGAAAATTGTTTAGTATATCTGGATTTCTATTAGAATATTATTTGAGTATTAATCCAAATAGAAAAGGAAAAGCAAATGGATGGGAAGGAACTGAATGTTTTACTGATATGTGGATTAAAACAAAATATCTTCCTAAACTGACCGAATAAATTCCCAAAGTCCCAGAAAAACCCGATGATTTCTATCGAGTCAAAAAAGTTGACTAAAACGGATTTTCATATCCCAATCATTTTATATCAAAGATGGAGACTAAGATTGGATTCTGGGATAAAGTTAGGGAGCAAACTGGTTTGCAAAGGGTTGGAGAAACGTGGACAAAGGCAGAAGAAACATTGGTTTTATCTAAAATTTCGGAAGGAAAAACTGCAGATAAAATTTCAATCGAATTGCAAAGAACTACTGGGTCTATTAATTCGAGACTAAAACAAATTGCATTCGAAATGTTTACGCAACAAGTTCCTTATGAAAAAATACAAGAAGTTACAACAATTTCTCGAGCACATTTACAGGAGATTGTTGATAAGAAGGGGAGGAAAAAGGAACATTTCACAGAAGAAAAAAATAACGACCAACCAATCACCAGGTCAGAATTTATGGAAATAAAATGTCTTCTTTACGAAATTAAAGAACTTCTTAAAAATAAAAATCTTTGAGTTCTGAAAACGGAATTTTACCGTTCTTTTTTACTTAGGAGTAAAATGGTGCATACTACAGTTTCAAACAAATCACGAATAAAGATATTTCCCAGTTTGAGGGCAGAAAACCGCCATGAGGCGGGGCCAAGACCCATTGTTGGCAGGGACAAGTGTCCTATCTGTCGTGAGGTCTTCAAGTATACAGCACATCTAGACCATTGCCATTATACTGGCACGACTCGCAAGTACCTATGCATTGGTTGTAATACTGGTCTTGGTAAGTTTTATGATGACTCTTCTTTGTTGAGGAGGTCTGCGGACTACATTGACAGGTTTGACCCTAGAAAAATTGTTGAAAAGCGGGAGGCGCTTGAAAAAGCAGAGGCCATAAAGAAAATGGCAATTGCAGAAGCAGACCAGAACTTGAAAAAGTACGGCTGGCCAGCAGACTTCAAGGACTTTATCACAGACGACGCCTTTTGGAAAGTCGACTAAACACTTCGAATAAATTCCCATTTTAAATATTCACATATTTTTTCCCATATTTGATCATGTGAAATTAATCTATCTCTAGATTTTAATAAAGGAAAATAAATTTTATAATCATCTAATTCTAATAATTCAAAAAATTTATATAATATATATGAATATGATAAAAAATTTGTTCTTTCATCTGGACAAAATAAAAGAAATGGAGCTTGAATTTCTTGAAACATAGATCTAATTTTTTCTTCAATTTCTGGTGTTATTGTAGGTGGTGGATTACCATTTAATCTTGATATTATATGTGGAATATGTTCATAATATTTTGAACGATCAATTTTTTTCAAAATTTCACGAATATCTTTTTCACATAAATCTCCTATATTTTGTATTCTTCGTTTTTTAATTTCAATTATAATTTCATTCATTATATCATCTGGTATTATTGTTGATTCTTTTGCTTGAAATTGATTTAAAATTTCATTCAAATGATTAATTTTTTTATATGCATAATTATTACGTTCTTTTGGTGGATCATTAAATCCAGGTGTATCACTAACTACCATCATATATTCTTCTGTTCCACATAATGGACATGCTAATATACCTTCTGATGTAATTTCTTCTTTTGCTACATTACATGTATAACAATGTTCTGTATCAATAGATTCTGCAATAATTGTAGATAATTTTAATCTTGATAAATATTCATCAAAAATTTGTTTTTTTGTTGGACCATTAGATTCTTCTACTTCAATATATTTTAAAAATGTTGTTGTATCAGTAGATTTTGTTTGTTTCATATCATTCGCTTCACTATAATAATGTAACATTAAATCAGCATTTTTTGAAAAATATTCAATTAATTGTTTTTCATCTTTAATTTTTGATTGTAATGTTCTTAATTCATCATGTTTTTTTGCAATTTCAAATGATTCTACATCTTTTAATTTTTCAAGTTTATTCAATTCTTTTTCTAATTGTAAAATCTTTTCTTTAAATATACTTTGATTTTGATTCGATTCATGTAATTCTTTTATTATTGTTTGATGTACAGAATCTAATGTAGTTCCTAAAACACTTTTCGAATGATCTTTTATTTTTTTTATTCGAAACGAACTATCACTCATTTTTAATTAATTTACTTTTTAATCATTAAAATACTTAAGAGTATTAAAAAAATTCCACCAAAAATCATTGGATCCATATTCATAGTTGTAAATCCTTCTTTTGATTGAATACAATTTGATATATCAACTTTTTGACATAAAGAAGAATCAAAATCAGGTGTTAAATCTGTTGTTAAAAATCTTGATTCTGGTCCACCCGTTGTATCACATTGATAACAATCACATGATGGCTCTGAATCAGATGCTAATGCTTTAAATAAATTCATAGGATTTAATCCTTCCATATCTTGTAACATACCAGGTAATAATCCATTAAAATCTGATGCTATACCACCTAAATCTTGTTTTAATGCAGCTGGTAATGTATCAGCACCATCTGTTACATTATTAATATAATTATAACGTGATTGAATAGATTTATCGGGTGCTACACACGTTCCACCCGTATTAACAAAATATCTATTTCCTAATGCTGGACCACTAATCATATATTTAATATAATTTGTTATAGCTGATGTATTTGTACCAATTTGTGAAATAGTACCATTAGAACCTACACCCATAGAAGAAGGTGATTGAATATTATCAGCATAACTATAAGATGGTCCCATAATATTAGTTGTTTCAGAATCTAAAGAATTCCATACAGAATTTTGTCCAAGATTTGCCATTCTTTATAATTGATTTACTTTTTTTATTATATCATCTCTAAATTTCATATTTAATAATGCACATGGACGTTTTTTAATTATATATAATTCTGTATCTTCATAATCATATAATTTTTCAAAACAAAAATATGCTATAAATAAAAATCCACTTCTATTCATACCAGCATGACAATGTATATAAATATTTTTACATTCACTTAATTTTTGCCATTCCACTATTGTTTCTTTAAATGTTGGATACCAATCTAATATATTTACAGTATATGTATCATATGCATTCAAACATATATAATTATTTGGAAACATAGTTTTAAACCATGTTGGACTAAATTCTTCTTGTGCGCAATTTATGACATGTGTTATATTATATTTAGTTTGAAATTCAGGTGTTAAATATTCCCCCGGTCCAAAAATTAATGATTCTATTTGGACTGGACGATCTTTATTATAACCTAATGATTTCATTCTTAAACGAGGATAATTCATTACTTTTATATTTATAGTAATGTATTGAACACTGTATTTAATACGAAAGATAATATTGTTGTTAAAGCACCAATAACAGCTGAACCAGTCCATGAAAGAATACCACCTTCTCCATAAATACCTTGTATTGGTATATATGGTAATATAAGTTCACGTGGTTTTGATAATGACATTATTGTAGCACTTAAAAAAAATGATAAATAACTTACTAAATTACGTAAAGAACCTCTTAAAATAGAAAATTGTTGTGAATAATCGGGTGCAACTTTTGTTGATGTTGCTGGTGGTAATGGTGATATAAAAGGATCACCAGCTGTTACCATAGGTGAAAATGCGGGTTGTTGAACGGGAGAATTACTTAATAAATCAGATAAATCAGTCGCACCTTCCATTTATTTTACAGAATCTAATTTACATGAAACATCCTCTACGCGATATAAAAAACATTTTCCATCAAATTTTATTTGTTGATTATTAATTTTTTGTGGATCTATTGGAAGTATATATTCAGTAGGTATAGGTCTATGAAATAATAATATTGTTATACCAAATCCAATTAAAAACCAAAAAATATTTTGTGAATTTTTATTTCTTAATATTCTTTCAATCATTCGTTTATTAAATTCATAGAAATAGCTTCACTCGAACATGAAACTTCTTCTGTATAAAATTGAACACAACCTTTTTTTGTTTTATATACTTTTTTTGAATTTGGTGTAGGTAATTCTGGTATTTCATGTTTTACTGGATTAAATATTGATACCATAAATAATCCAGCTAAGATACCACTAAATAAAAAAGGGAGCATGTTTTTTTATTATATAATAGGAGGTTTTCCTCCATTCAAAATAGAAGGAAATGATGAATTAGGTGAACCACCATTATACCCAGAAGAAACGGTTGAATTAGGTGAACCACCATTTAAAATAGTAGGTAAAGGAGGTTTTCCTCCATTCAAAATAGAAGGAAATGATGAATTAGGTGAACCACCATTTAAAATAAAAGGAAATGTTGAATTAGGTGAACCACCATTTAAAACAGAACCTAAAACAAAAGGTTTTGGACAATTTATTTTTGGACATTTTCTAAAACGATTATAAAAAATAGGTTCATATGATTGAGTTGAACATTGTGCTGCACCTCTATACATATTTAAAGTATTTAAAGTTCTTTGTGAATCTTGTATTTTATAAGTACGACCTTGAACTTCTACATTTTTTTTTGAAACATATGCTGACATACTTTTCATTTCTTTAATTTACGTGTTTTTTTTACTTTTGGAATACCTTCTTTTAAAAGTTTTTCATATTCTTCTCTAGCTTTTTCGATAGCTAAACCCCTGTAAACGATCTCTAATTTCAGTTTGAGGAATTTGTCCATAGTCGGTAATTGGGACATTTCTGACTGCATTTAACCATGGTTGAGGTTTAAATTCTATTGATTCATTCGGTAATTCTACTTTTGCTGTTAAAAAAAAATATAAACTTATAAAAACAATTACTAAAGCACTAATATTAAAAAAAAAAGAATACCATGAATCAATCATTTTTGAAGATCGTATTAAATTATTTTCTATTCTTCCATATGTATTTTCAACTAAATGAAACATCTTTACTTTAATATAAGGTAACTCGAAATGAATTATTTACTTCCAGCAATTGCGGCGGGAACAGTAGCTGGTGCTGCTTACTTCTTAGGAGATATACCAACAAAAGATTCTATGGCTTCCACGGGTTCCGCGGGTCCTACAACTTCCACGGCTTCCACGGGTTCCGCGGGTCCTACAACTTCTACAAATCCTATCCCCCCTACAACTTCCACGGGTCCTACAGATTTTACGGGTCCAGCTGGTTCTACGGGAATAGGAAATATAACAGAAATTTCTACAATCACACCTAATTTAAAAGAAAAAATTACAGAAACTGCTGCTATTACTGATACACCTCAAAGTCCAGAACCTAAAAAACAAGAATCAGAAGAATCAGAAGAACCTTCTGAACCAAAAGAACCTTCCGAAGAACCAGAAGAAATATCACCAGAAACTGCTGCTGCTATGAAAGGAGGTGGAAAAGAATTAAAAGGTGGAGCAATAGGTGTACCAAATTGGGGAAGAGATGCAAAATTATTAATTAAAGATACAGTAGTTTCACAAGGTGATTTATTTGCACAATTAAATAAATTAAATGAAGAAATTTCTGAATTAGAACAAAAAGAAAAAGAAGCATCTTTTTATTCATCAAATTCTAATGTTGAATTAAAAACATTATATGAAAAAAATAAAGAAAAAATTATTAAAATAAAAAAAAATGAAGAACGAAGAAATTTTTTAATTAATATATTAAAAAATAGTGTTAGTTCTAATTCAACAGATAAATCTTTAGTAGGAGGAGGAAAAAAAGGAAAAGGAATAGATAAAAAACAACAAGCTACAAATTTATATAATGGTAACAAAGCATTATATACCGGAAAGTATGGAAAAGATAGAGCGGGAAAAGTTAGAACTCCAGATCAAATAATTGATCAGATAATACAAAATGAACTAGGAGGAAATCAACAAAATCAACCAAAACTACAAATAACAGAAGAAGATAGAAAAAAAAAAGAAGAAGAACTTGCACAATTAGAATATGAAATTCGTGTATCAAAATTAGAAGATGAAGATTTTAATAAAAAAGAAAAATCTTTAAAAGAAAAAAAAGAAAAACAAACAAGTATTGTAGAAAATTTTAAAAAAGAAAAAGAAGAAAAAATTAAAGAACGAAATATTATATTAGAAAAACTTGGTTTTATTTATACAGAAAATAAATATACAATCTCACCTATAAATCTTATAGAAAGTAAAAAAGAATATATTAATGCTACAAGAAAAGTTATACAAGCACAACAAGATTTAAATGATTTTATGAGAAATGTTATAAATCAAGGTGGTGATCCTAAATTTTTAGATGAAGGAAGTAAAACATTAAAAAAAAACATTTTATTAGCAAAACAAAATCTAGAAAATGTTATACAAAGATTAACAAGAGATGTATCAAAACAAGATATAAGTTATAATTCAAAAGTTGTATTAGATTTTATTGGAAATATTTATGATATTCTTGGTTATGATACTATAGATAAGACGTGGACAGATAATCAATCAATTGTAACAAATACATCATCTGTAAATTTTATTGAAGAATTTAAACGTTTAGAAACATCATTACAAGATAGAAGAATTTTACAATTAATAACAATTTTAGAACAAACAAAAACAAAAGAAAATATTTTACAAAATATTGATAGATATCATATATTTTTTACAAAAACTATAACAGCAATAATTAAAAAAACTCCAAATTCTTTATTTGATTATGATAAAACAAGTTTTAAATCTGTATTAGAAACAACTCAAAAAAATCTTCTTGGATTTAAAAAATCTATTGAAACAGAAGAACCTACAAATTCAAATATTCCAATAGATACAGAAGGTGTTATGTTATCAGATTATGATATTATATATAAAAAAGTTCGTGATATAGGATTAAGATATATAAATAAACATATATGGTTATTTAATAATTTTTATAATTTATTAGAATCATCAATAAAAACATATCAACAACGTGATGATTTTTATACAAAAGTAAAAGATATACGAGATGCTCTTTCTACTTTAAAATTTAAATTTATAAATACAGATCAAAATTCAATTATAAATAAATGTCAACAAATTTTAAAACCAGAAGCTTATAAATTTTTAAGTTATGAAAAAACAAAAAAATTAGAAGAATTTAATGATAAATCATTAGAAGATATTATTAAAGATGAAACTAAAACAAATCCAGATACTATTAATTTTTTTAAACGAGTAGGTTTTTTTCCTTCTGATTCTTTTTATGATATGAGATATTTAGTTTCAAATATTGTTAAAACAATTTTAAATGAAATTAAAATTATAGATAGTGCTTTAATATATTCTAAAGATCCTAATTTAAGCAATTTTTTTTACACTTTTTATAAATTATGTAATGTAGAAAGACTTCGTATTCAATGGATTCCGTGTGTTGATGTTAGAGACGGTATAAAACCTTTTACAATACCAGCTGGTTATGTACCTGGCAGACCAACACCACTCCCTTCTTCTTTTTTTCCTCCGGACAACAATGTTCCTATAGCTACACTTGTAGCTTCAGTTATAGGTGTTCCTCGTTGGAATTATATAAAAGGTTTTCCTTCTAGTTATACGTCTCCAAATTATTTTTATTTTAGATTACCTCCTCGAACATATCCAAGATTTGAATTAGATGAATCTGATGAAATGTTTTATTTAAATGATACTTTACCTCAACCAGATAATTTACCACCAGAATTTGATATAGAAATAACAAATTATGAAACATTAAAAAATTTCATTTTAATGTTATTAAAAAATGATTGTATTTTACGTGCAGAACAAGTTTTAAGAAAAGGATTTATAAAATATCATTTTGCAGATCAAAAAACTAAAAAAATATTAAAAGATAAATTTAAATTTTCTTTAAATTGGTATGGTGAATATACTTCGAATGCTTCGTATACTACTGCTGGAAATCCTAAATTTATTGACGATTTTGTTCCTCCCATAGATAATGTTGATCAGTCAAATAGATTAAAATATTTACATTCTTTAGATTATGAAGAAAATTTTGAAGGAATATCAGCAAGATTTTTTAAGAAAGAATTTGGTAATAAAAAAATAGGTTATTTTAAACGTGTATGGGATTCTGAAAAAGAACATTTAATACCCGATATTGAAAATTTTATACTTGGTCTTGAAAAAGTATTAGAAGTTACAGATTCTTTAAAAGAATGTGAATTTCAAGAAAATTTACTTTCAAATCCAGAAAATACAAAAAATATTATTCAAAATATTAAATTATTACAAACATTTTCAAAACAATCTGTTTCTTCTGCATTAACAACATTTATAAAAGAACAAGAAACTAATGGTATTATTAATGAACAAAGAGGAAAAGTTTCTGTAGGAAAACTTGATAAAGTTTCTATACCATTAGGAAATTTACATGAAAAAGGATTTGGTATTAATATGCGACAATTTACAATTATTGAAGTTGATATAGTACCAAGAAATATAGAAAAAAGTTTAATTACATCTTTTTTAATTATTATGTCAAATAAATTTAGAAGTATACCATATAATTCAAAAACTTTTTATAATGGTTCTATAAAAAGAGTTCGTGAAATTTTTGTAGATTTATTTACATTAGAATTAGAAAAATCAAATCCATCTTTCAAAGATAAAGTTTATATTGATCAAACAACAAAAAAAGAAAAAACAACTAAATTATCTTTAGATGAAAAAGTAGATAGATTATGTATGCAATTTGATATTAATATTTATATTTTTACAGATTATAGTGATAATACTAAAAAATATTTAGTAAAAGAACATATTTCTGGTGATTCTGGTAATGTTAATAAAAAATGTTTATTTATGTTTAAAGATAGAGATGATGTTTTTTATCCTATTGCAATTGTTGATGATGATGATACAAAGATAAAATTTTCATATCAACCTATTGTAAAAAATACAAATTTACAACGTTATTTTGGAGGTTCAAAAATAGAAGTAATACAACCTTCTTCTTCAAATATATCTCCTCCTCCCAAAAAATCTACATTATTAGGATTTTCTACTCAACCAAAAAAGACTGAACCAAAAGAAGAAGAAGAGGAAAAAGAAGAAGAAGAAGAGGAAAAAGAAGAGGAAGAAGAAGAGGAAAAAGAAGAAGAAGAGGAAGAGGAAAAGAAACAATTCCCAGCAGATCCACAAGAGGCAGCAAAAGTTACAAGTGGTGGTTATAAACGTTATTTACCAAGAAAAACACCAAGAATATTACAAAAACAAAGAAATAAAACAAAACGTTTATTATATTAATTTAACTTGTATATGCATAGATTCTAATTCTTTTACAAATAAACCAGCTGAATAAGGAATTTTTAATGATGATTTCATATATGTATCTGTATAATCTAATAAACCAGTTTCTTTTTGATATAAAAATTCATGTTCATCAGAACGTTTCATAAAACTTTCTTGTATAAAATTTGATATACCATGTGATAATAAACTATCACGTTCCATTTCACCTATACGTAATCCTCCATCATTTGCACGTCCTTCTAATGGTTGATGTGTTAATAATGTACGTGGTCCAGTATTTCTATAATTTATTTTATCTTCTACCATATGTTTAAAACGTTGATAAAAAGAAATTCCCATAAAAATTTCAGATTCTATTAATTCACCATTCATACCATTATATAAATATTCATTACCATACGGATGATATCCTAATGTATTCAAAATAGTTTTTATATCTTCTAATCTATTTTGAGTTGAAAATGGTGTTCCATCAACAAAACAACCTAATTGTAATCCAATTGTTGCAGATATAGTTTCTAAAAATTGTCCTATTGTCATACGTGAAGGTAATGCATGTGGATTAATTATAATATCGGGTCTTAAACCACTCGATGTCATAGGCATATCTTCTTCTGATAAAAGTATACCTACTGTACCTTTTTGTCCATGTCTTGAACCAAATTTATCACCAACAATTGGTGTTCTATATTCTGCTACACGTATTTTAATTCCACGTAATCCTTCTGTTGTTATATATTTATAAATAGAATCAACAATACCACGTTGTCCTTTTTTAGATGTTTTTGATACATCTTTAAATGTTTCTATTGTACCAATATTATTTGTAACTGGTGATACCATACCAATTAAAATTGTATCTGAATAAATTTCTGTTCCAACTTTAATAATTCCTTCTGAATCTAAATATGAATAATCTTTATTTACTAATCGTTGTACAGTTTCTTTATATTTAGGTTCTTCTACTAAATTTGTTATATAAGATTGTATATGTAATGTTTCATCTAAAATTTCTTCTTGAAAATCATATGTATGATAATATGTTAATGAAAATAATCCTCTTTTTATTGCAGAATCATTTAATATTATTGAATCTTCTTGATTATATCCATTATATGATGCAATAGCTACAATACAATTTACACCATAAGATATACAACCATCTGCAAGAATATTTTCAGTTGTCCATGTTTGTAAAAGTGGACGTTGTACAGTATTTAATAAAGTACTTAATGTATCATATCTTTGTTTAAAATTTGTATGAAACCATGAACATGCTTGTTTTACTTGTTGACATGCAAACATATTACGAGGTGCTTGATTATGATCTGTGAATGGTATAATACATGCAGAAGGTGATAAAATAACAAGTCCATGAATTTCAGATTGAATATTTGAAAATGATTCTATAGAAAGTTTATTTGTTTCACTTTCTGATGGATCAATAAAATCCATATAATTTTTTATAGAATCCCAACTTTTTAAAGATTTAATTATATCAGATTTTACATTTTCTTGATATATATATCTATATAATCTACCAGAATCACAAAAAATTTCATATGTATTTTTTATAATATTCCAACTTAAAGAAACAGTTTTACTACATTCATTTGATCTTCGTAATTGTTTTAATGTATAATGAAATATATTTGTTTCAGAAGTTATTACACCAACTAAATCTGAATTTATAAATACTTTTGTCCATTCTGGATTAAAATGTGAATGATTAATTAAAGTTATATATTTAAAATTCTTTTGTTTTTCTAAAATTGATTTTATAAATGAAATTTTTGTTTGTGTTGATATATTTGAAAATAAAGATAATGATTTTATAATTCCTATACTTTTTCCATCTGGATTATCAATTGGACATGTAAATCCCCATGAACTTGAATGTAATTTACGTATACCTAATTGTTTAGATTGTTTATCAATAATTAAACTTATACGTCTTAAATGTGAAATAGAACCCATATATGAAATTCTTGAAAGAACTTGTGATACACCCGATTTTTTATCCCATAAACCTTTAAATGATTTTTTAAAATTATCTAATAAAGAATAAGATTTCCAATAATAAGATATATTTTCTTCACTTAATAATTTTACTATATTTTTTCCTTTATATGTTTGTTTCTCGAATTCTAATCTACGATCTAATTCTTTTAACATAGTTTCAATCATTAAATTAAAAAATTTACGAAATTCTATAAAACATAATTCACCAGATGTTTGAAATCGTTTAAATTTAAAATGATCTCTATCTTCTTCTTCACCAAATAATGCAACATCAATAGTTTTTTTAAACATATAACCTAATAGAAATCCTTTTCGTTTAAATAAAGAACTTATAGATTCTTTTTGTTTTTCAATATGTGGAAATAAATTTGTATATAAATTTTGAAATACAGCTGATTCACTTTTTGTTCTTGTTAATTTTTTTAATATTGTTAAATTTACATCTAATGTTTGATCTTCTTGTTTTAATCTTTCACGTTCTAAAAATCTATCATGAGATAAAATCATTTCTGTAAATAAAGAATCATAATGTGTAGTTTCTTTTAATCCTAAAAATGTAATATCATATATATCTTTATCCGTTGTAAATCCTAATGCATAAAATACACTTAGTAATGGAATTTCATCATCAAATCCATTACATTTAAATGTAGGAATTCTATCTGTAAAAAAAACAGAATAATCTTTTTCTTTTGCAATTTTTTGTATATCATTTTGTTGTTTTGATTCTGGTGGTATTGTTAATGTATGATAACTTTTTATTGTACCATCTTCAGATTCTGAAAAGATTTTTGTTACATATTCAATTTTATCTTCTTTTGGATTTGTTGTTATTTCTATATTTCCTTTTTCTGTTCTTGTTCTTACATCATTACTTGTATTTATTTCTGTTCTTTTTGATGAATAAAACATATTTGAACCTAATGCTTCTTGTGTTAATAAAACTCGTTCTTGTCCATCTATAATAAAATAACCACCTAATTCATATTTACATTCACCTATATCAAATAATTCTGTTGATGATAAACTTCTTAAATAACATAATGAACTTTTTAATAATAATGGTATTTGTCCTAAAAAAACATCTTTAAATATTTTTATTTCGGATGTTTCATCATATATATATTTTATATGAATGTCACAATATATATCTAATGCATATGTTTTATTTTCTAATCTACATGCATGTGGTAATAACATAGCATCATCAAAAAAAGGTGATTTATAATTTACTTTTCCATCTGGACCACCAATATAAATATGTATTTGTCTATCATCTTCTAATGTTAAAATAAATGGATTACTATTACGAATAAAATTTGGAATTTTTTCATTTAAAAATTCATTAAATGAATCAATATGTTGTCTTACCATACAATTCGGTGTATCTTTTAAAAATCTTCCTATAACATATTTTGAAATATCCATTTTCTTATTTATTATATAAGAGAATGGATCTATATCAAAAAATACTTATAAGTTTTTTAATTACATGTATTATTTTTTTTTCTTATAAATTTCTTTTAAATCCACAAATTATAGTATCATCAGCAACACAAACATGTCCTAATGATTGGACATATGAAAAACCTCTTTGTATACCACCATATGGTACAGCATGCAAAGCATTCGATCCTTCTAAAATAACATCAAAAGCTACAAAATTAAATATTATTAAAAAATGTGGTTTAATATGGCCTTAAATCTTTTTATATTTTAAGAAAAAAGAATGAAACCAATATAAATAATAAATTTAATACAAAACTTACAATTAATCCAGTTACTCCAAATTTCATATAATACAAATAGATAGGAAGTAATCCAATTAATATTTCTGGGACTGTATAATACCATGGTTGTCCAGGTGCTAATGACATATCTAGAAAAGATACTTTACTTGCTATAAATCTCCATACAGCAGAAACTAGAATACTTGTCCAAATAACGGGATATAATGTCCATCCTAATTTATAGGCTGTATAATAAAGAGTACCTGCAGAAATACCACTTCCAATAAAAGCTCCTAAAACTGTCATTTTATATTTTTAAAAGGTTATTTTTTTTGTTAAAATTTAATACTTGTTTGATATAAATTATATAAATGAATTGTGAATTAAATAGACCCGAACATTTTTCACAAATTATTGGTCATACAGATATTAAACAACATTTAGAAACTTATTTAAAATCAGATTTTAGAAAATCAATTTTTTTAGTTGGTTCACCTGGTATTGGAAAAACAACATTAGCATTATGCGCAGCAAAAACATTTGGATTTGATCCTTTAGAAATTAATGCTTCTAAATTTTTACGATCTTATGAAGATGTAGAAAAATTAAAAAATTCATGTTTATCTGTTATTAATATTGAATCATTTTTAAAAGGTGAATATACAAAAAAAACATGTTTAATTTTAGATGAAATTGATGGATCTGATCCACATGCACAAAATAAAATTGTTGAATGGGTAGAAGATATTCATAGAGTTATACCAATTATATTAACTGGGAATGAACTTCCAATAATTTTTAAAAAAAAATCAACAATTATTGAAATTTTAAGATGTTTTCCACCAAATATTGATTGTTTTAAAACATTATTCCCTTCCATTACAAATATAGAAGAATTATTAAAAGAATGTAAATATGATATACGTAGATTAATGCATCGAATACAATATGGTAAATCATATATTATTCCTCTATATCCTCTCCCCCCCACTGGTTCTCAACCTGAGATGATATTCCTGTGGAAGCAGAAGATGTTTGGCTTGAAGGATCCTCTCGAATATCTCGTCGACATATTGGACACCTTACACTCGCACGAAACCACATTTCAATACAACTTCGATGAAAAGAATGTTGACAAACGCGTAGGCGCGAACCGTCGGAAGAAATCCCATCTTGACATATAGAACATACTTGTAAACTTGATGAAGAAAATGGTTCAACTTCTCTATTAATTTGTTCTTGTGTTGCTATAACTGGTACTGGATCTGAAAATCCACTTAAAATATTTGGAAATGTTATTGTGATTGGATAATTTCTTACAAGAACATTCGATAATAAACTAAAATATAATTGTTCTGAAGAAAAAAAACTTCTTCCTAAAGAATCACGTTGTGTATCATTCAATTGTAATAAATTTCTTTGAAATCCATTTCTTGTTTCAGCAAGTATTTTTAAAATATCTACAATAGATGTTAATGACATTTTTTTTATATTATATACATATTACTTTCCCTAAATAAAAAATGCTGTTTTATAAGCTTAAATAAACAGCATTTTTTTCTGCGTACAACTTGTCAAACTCATAGAATTCATGTTGATAAAGGGAACGTCTAAATTTTGTAAGAAAATGTAATTCAGCACGTAAAATACCTTTTCCTTTTTCTTTGTGAGTAATTAAATACCCAATAAACCCTTCAAACCAAATAGGGCCATTCCTTTGATAAAGAGTGCCTGGTTTTGCTTGAAGTATAGCTTTGTAATCTTTGAATGTAAACATTTGTTGTTTTAAAAATAATTGTTTATTAAAATTATAAATTCGTTTTTTTAATTTCGAAAGAATGAATCTAAAGGTCCTCTTTTTTCTTTTCGTAAATATTGAGAACCCATAAATAATATAGAATCTAATTCTTTTTCTTTTAAAGAAAGAATTTTTAAAGTTTTTTCTTCTGTTGATAAATCTGGAAATTCGGGATATACTTTTGGAGAATATTCAGACATTTGTTCAATACCTAATGCAAATAATTGTGCTAATGGATTTTGTATTTGATTTGTTATATAAAATTCAGTATCTGCTTTTAAAGATTTTTTACGAACATATTCAATATTTTCTATACGATCACCTTGTTTTCCAGATCTACCATTCACATATATATAAGCTATACGTTCACCAACTTGTGGAATATTACCTGGATCTCTTAAAGTCATTCGATCAGCTAAAACACGATGTGCAATTTGTTCTGGATTTTTATAATCATCACGTAATTGTTTTGTAATAATAAATTTTTCAATAGGAATTTGATTTTTTAAAACTTTTACAAGATAATCTTTTACAAATAATTCAGCATTTTTTAAAGAACGTTGTTCTAAAAGAATATCTAAAGCACCACCATAAATATCTTTTACTATAGGAGCAGAATCTCTTCTTTTTAATGCAATACCCATAAATTTTCTTTTACATTTTGTTATATCATCTTCATACATTAAACCAACATATCTCTTTCTACAAAAGAGAAGAAATGGAAAGAATGTTTTTTCATAATCAATTTTATGCGCTGATCTACATAAAGAACTAATACGTTGTCCAACTAATTTAGCAATTTCTATAGTTTCGGCGAGTGTTTTGTTACCAAATTTTATAAATATAGAATCCGTGTCCCCGTATATTACATCACCTTCAAATTCTTCTTCTGCAATTTTTTTAGCAAATAATAATCTTTCACGACCAATAGCTGTAGTACATGCAGCAACTTCAATTTTTCGAATAGGTGATGTTCTTGAACCAGTTTGACCATAAATTGAATTTGCTACAGTTTTATATGCAAGTTGAAGACCATTTAAAACAGATTTTTGTGAATCATCTTTTTCTAATTCCATTCTTTTTCTTGTATCTTTTCTCATTTTTAATAGTAATTTTAAAGTACGAGGAATAAGACCTTCATGTTCTTGAACATATCCACATGATTGTCTACCTTCTCTAAAATCATAAGATATTTCATCAATTTTAAATGATTTTTTAATTTCATCTAAATTAGAAACTTCATATGATTCTTTTTCTATCTTTCTTCCTTGTTCATTATAAGTTTTTACATAAACTAGAGTATCTGGTGATAAATTATATGCAATCATATTTGAAGGATATAAAGAATTATAATCTAAAACAGCAATAGGATTATTTAAATACATACCAATTTTAGGTTCAATAACAATAGCACCTTCATATGATATATCACCTTCTGCACATTCTTGTGTTTGAATAATTTGATCTTGTTTTGAAGCTTCATATAATACAGCAGAATAAATTCGAATTCCTTGTCCACGATTTGCAAATATATATTCAAGAGGAACTTTACATACATCTGCCATACCACATGAATTTGTAAGAACATCTAATTTTGCTAATAAAGTTAAAACTAAATCACAATCTTGTATACAATATTTTGCAGTTTCAGATTTTTGTTTTGATGTTCCATGATGTGATTCCATAATTTGATGAATAGTAATATCATCTTTACAGAAAGACCATTCAAGTTTTTTTCTTTCTTCTTCTGTAATATCATCAAATGTATATAAATAATTTTCATGGGATAATTCAATAATAAATTTCTTTTCAAACACATTTTTAACAAAGAATTTTTTTCCTTCTGCATATGAATTTGATGTATTATCTACAATATCAAATTTTACATAATTTCCTTTAAATAATCCACGTGTTGATTTTGTATGAATTTCAAACAGTCTAGTTTTTTCTCCAGAAATACGAATATCTAAAACTTTATCACGTAAGAATGTTCCAGCTACATTATCTAATTTATAAGAATCTAAATTAAATTCACGTCTAGCATATAATAAAAGATCTAAAGAAAGACGTCCATTTAAATCTAAATATTGAACAGCATATTTTCCAGATGCTAATTCAAATGTTTTTGATATAATTTTTTTTTCTGTATCTTCTCTTCCTAATTGTAAATCTAATCTATATCTTTGAAATCTATCTGCAAGATATCCATCATCAAATCCAAATGTATTATAACCAGTAATAATATCTGGTTCTTCAATTTTAATTAAATCTTGAAATTTTATTAAAAGATCTTTTTCAGATGAACAACAAATATATTTTAAAGATGGATCTTCTGATTTTGCTTCTCCTACAATAAGAACAAATCTTTCAATAGGATCTAAAAGATTATCTGTCCATCTTGTAGATATACCAATTTGCATAATTTCAGATGTTGGATTTGAAGATACTGGAAATCCCGATTCTGAATAAACTTCTAAATCATATGCTAAAACATATAAAGGAATAATACATTCTTTTACTTTAATTTTTGAATAATGAATATCATAGAAATCATAAGTTCCTCCTTTTTTTTCATTTGTTTGAAATTCAAATGGAGATGCTGGATTTATATGTTGTTCATGAATTAATTTTAAATATGGTGGAAAATTAGATTCATATATTTCTGGATTTTTTCCAAGAATTTTTTTTAATTCATTCGCAAATAATTTAAATCCCCATAATGTATCAAATGATACTTTATAAAATTGTTCTTTTTTTAAAGAATTAAATCCTTTCATAACATCTAATTTTTCTACTTTTTCTACTGAATATTTTGGTGAATACCCATTTTTAGTTTTAATTTTTGTTAAATCTGGTAATGTTTTTATAAAGAAATATGGTTTGAATCCAGAAAGACGAACTCGTGCGATATCACCTTCATGAGTTCGGCCATAAACATCAACAACATATATTTTATCATCATGTTCTTTCCATGTTACTGGTTGAAATATTACCATTCTTCTTTATTTTTATAAATGTTTCTAATAAGAAAACGATACATTTCGTTTTTTGTCTATATTAAAAACGGATT